TCCAAAGTTATCAAGATTACCAAGTTCAGATGGAAATAGAAGAACATTAACATATAGTGTATGGATTAAAAGAGGTATCTTAGGCACAGAAAACCATTTTATATCTTGTTATGATGGTTCTTCAACTGATAATGAGTCAATGTGGGAAATGCAATTTTTAACAGATAATACAGTAAGTATTTCAAGATATTCAGATTATATTTTACAAACCACAAGGACATTTGAAGATACTTCAAAATGGTATCATTTTGTAATGGCAATAGATACAACTCAAGGAACAGCAAGTGATAGAGTAAAACTCTATGTTGATGGTGATGAAATTACTACTTTTGATGTTGATAATAGAAGTAATATTACTCAAAATTTTGATACGGCTTTTAATAATACATCTGATACTTGTGTGATAGGTGCAAGAATTAATAATACAACTAAACATTGGTCTGGATATATGGCTGAAATAAACCTTGTGGACGGACAAGCACTAACACCAGCATCTTTTGGTTTGACCGACACCTCAACTGGCAGATGGATACCCAAAACATTAAGTGGTATCACTTATGGTACGAATGGTTTTAGATTAGAATTTGGTGATAGTTCAGCACTTGGAGATGACACGAGTGGAAATACGAATGATTTCACAGCTACAAATTTAGCTAGTACAGACCAGACTACGGATAGTCCTACCCAGAATCATGCGACATTTGACCCTAATTTTTCAGGCTCAATAGGATTAAGTGAAGGAAATCTTGTTGCGACTCAAACACTATCTAATAATTGGGAGTCCGCTTTTATAGGTATGCCAATACAAAGTGGTAAGTATTATTTTGAGTTAACCGCAGATGTTGTTTCAACTTATTTTATGTTAGGAGTAACTACTTTAGATGGTTATGCAAATGCAAAAAACACATATATAGGAGATAATGCTGATAGTTATTCTGTGCAAATTTATCCGGGTTTTAACGATTATGTTTATTATGGTGGAAGTAATTATGACACAGGTCAATCTACTAGTGTATCTAATGGTGATGTAATTGGTGTTTGTTATGATGCAGATAAAGGTGCATATTTTATTGCAGTAAATAACACTTGGACACATAGTGGCGATCCAGCTAATGGTACTAATCCAGTATTTACTGGTTATACACCAAATAAATTGGTTTATTTAGGAATAAGTTATTATGTTAGTGGTGCAAAATTTACTTTAAATACTGGTCAAAAATCTTTCACCTACACCCCACCAACTGGCTTTGTGGCTTTGCAACAGGACAACTTGCCAGAAACAGTTAAAGGTGTTAGTGGATTAGTGTGGACGAAGAATAGAGATTCTACTGACAATCATCAATTATACGATAGTTCACGAGGTAAACAATTAGTCTTAGCATCTAATGCAACAACTAATGAAACCACAGTTACAGATGGACTACAAAAGTTTTTAGCTGGTGGACAACAAATTGAAGATGATGTGTCAATTAATACAAGTGGTGAATCGTATGTGAGCTGGAACTGGGTGGCAAATTCAGGAAGCACTAGTTCAAATACTGATGGTTCAATTACCTCAACTGTTCAAGCTAATACAACTGCTGGATTTTCTATCGTGCAATATACTGGAACTGGTAGTGCTGGAACGATTGGACACGGATTATCGTCAGCACCTGAATTTATAATTTTAAAACGATTAGTTGGAGTTCAAGATTGGTTAGTAGGAAATACACCTAGTGGTTGGACAAAGCATTTATTTTTAAATGGAACTGATGCTTTAGCAACAACATCAATAACTTGGAATAATACTGCACCAACTTCTAGTGTTTTTTCAGTAGGAACAGGAAATTCATCTAATAAGAGTGGTGACCCATTTATAGGATATGTTTGGCACTCTGTTGATGGCTTTAGTAAAATTGGTAGCTATACTGGAAATGGGTCAAGTGATGGTACGTTTATTTACACAGGATTCAAACCAGCTTGGGTAATGATTAAAAATATAAGTGGGAGTTATCATTGGAATCTTTTTGATTCTGCAAGAGATACATTTAATCCAGTAGATAGAGCATTAGCACCAAGTTCAACCGCAGTAGAAACTAATTTTAGCACTAGTGAAATATTTGACTTTTTAAGCAATGGATTTAAATTAAGATGTACTTTGGGTGGAGAAAATTTATCTGGAAACACATATATCTATATGGCATTTGCTGAACATCCGTTTGTTGGTGACGGAGTTTCACCCGTAACAGCTAGGTAGTTTGACATTTCAAGACATAAAAGTTTTGCCTGACGAGGCTTAAATCAAGCCAATTTTTTAAGAATTATAACAAAATTAACAATTAACAAAAATAGGAGTTACTTATGTACGCTTATGTAAAAGCTGGACAAGTTGTCCAAATAGTAAATGCGAGGGCGTGGAACGATCCAGCAACGGGCGTTCAACATCCAGCCAGTATATTTAGTTTATGGTCAAAAGCTGATTTAGCTAATATTGGTTTATATCCCGTAGTGCAATCATCTTCACCTGATAGTCAATTTAATACTGTGGGTTCTGCTAGTTATAGTTTTGATGCTGATAATAACCAAGTTGTGGAAACTATTAGTTCTAATGAAAAGAATTTAAATGATGTAAACGAAGTAGATGATAATGGCGATGCGGTTTTAGATTCAGATGGTAACCAATTAGTTACAAAAGGGCTTAAAACAATATGGATTGAAAACACTAAAGCCACAGCAAAAAGTTTATTAGAGCCAACCGATTGGTATGTGGTTCGTAATGCTGAGGATAATACTCAAGCTATTCCAAGTGAAGTGACTACACATAGAGCAAGTGTTAGAACCGCTAGTAATACTATTGAAACGGCTATTACTGATGCTAGTGATATGACCGCCTTTAAAGCCTTGTTTATTGTACCTACTGATTCTGATGGTAACCCAACGGGTAAAGCCCCTATACATAACTTTCCTGATTCTTATGGCGAATAGTTATGTTGGAGATATTTAGTGCCACTATTGCTGGTATTAAAATCGTTCAGGAAACATTTGATAAAATTTCATCTACCTTAGATAAGGCTCAACATATTGGCGAAATTGCTCATCACGTTGATGAGTTTCTTAATGGTTATGATCAAGTACAAAAAGACCGATTTAAACGTAACTCAGCATCTAACGTATTTTCTATAAATAATGTTGCTCAAGAAGTTATTGATGCCAAATTAGCAAGTGAAAAACGTCAGGAAATAGCGACAATGATTGACCTTAGATTTGGTTGGGGTACGTGGCAAAATATTTTAAAAATACGAGCTGACCGCATCAAAGCTGAACGAGAAAGAATAAAAAAAGAACGAATACTGCGAATCAAACGTAGAAACGAAATAATGAAACAAATTGAACAAGGGTCAATAATTGTTGTCGTCATTATTGTAATATTAATCATAGTTTATTTTGGATTTATTAAAAAATGACAAAACTTACAGAACGAGAAACGGGTCAGCTTTTAGAAGCGATTGAAAATTTACAAAATGAATGTACGACACTTAGTACACGAGTTCGTGCCTTAGAATTGCAATTAGCAAAAGGCAAGGGCATAATGTCCGCAGTTGTGGTCGTTAGTTCTAGCTTTGGGGCAATCTTAGGATTGATTCTTGGCAGATCATAAATTTCAGGGTAAGTCCGCTGAATATTATGTAGCGTACTTATTATTAAGATTAGGATATGCGACTAATCTCGTTAATCAAAATGGCTTTGACATATTAGCCATTATAAATGACAAGTTAATTAGAATAGAAGTTAAATCGTCAACACGAGGAATTACTAATCGTAATGGTTATAAATTTTCTACTAAGCAAGGTAAAAACGGAACGTTAAGAAAATTATCTGAAAGTTGTGATTCTGACATTGTAGCTTTTGTAATGCTAAATGAAGAATATCCACGAGTTTATTTTAAACCGACAAAAACAATAACGGGTATATCGCATCAGATATATTCAATTCATTTGTCAGATAAAAATTTAGAGAAAAGGACATTGAATGATGCACTTAGTAAATTGGGATGAAATACAATATTTTAAAAAAGAAGAATTTAATTGCACTCATACGGGTAATAATTTAATGCAAGATGGTTTTATGCGAAAGCTGGATTTTTTGCGGAAGACCATTGACAGACCTTTAGTTATTTCTTCAGGATTTAGAGATGAAACACACCCAGTTGAAGTCAGGAAGACAAAACCAGGTATGCATACAAAAGGTATTGCTTGTGATATTTTAGCTAATCACAAACACGCTTTAGATATTATTAAAATTGCCTTAGATATTGGATTTATGGGTATTGGTGTAAATCAAAAAGGTAATTATGATGGACGATTTATTCACGTAGATTTGCGAGAAGCAGAATCACCAATTTTATGGAGTTATTAAATTATGTTATTTGGATCAATAATTTCAGGCGTTACCAAGTTAGCGGGTACGTGGCTACAAGGTAAACAAGAAAAAGCAAAATTAAAAGCTGAAGTAGAATTAACAAAATTACAAGCGACAAAGAAAAAAATAGAACAAGACGGCAACTGGAACGAGATGGCTATGAAAGCATCAGATAGTAGCTGGAAAGATGAGGCGTGGACAATTTGTTTTATTGGTATTATCTTCGCTAGTTTTTTTCCACCCTTGCAACCATTTATGGCTGATGGTTTTAAATTTTTAAAAGAGGATTGTCCTGATTGGTTAACCTATGGAATATTAGCATCAATAGCTGGTTCGTTTGGGTTAAAATCAATCGCCCAATTTAGAAAATGATGTACCAATGGCAGTTTAAAGTAATTGTTACTTTATTAATAATTCAATTAATTTTACACGTTGCAGAAATAGTAATTGATTTAAATACGAACGATATTATGCAAATATTTCCCGTTCAAATAATATGATGGAAAAATTTTTAATTATTGTATTTTTTATTATTCAACCAGCAAATGAAGATGTAAAAAAATACGAAATAGAACAAGAAGTTTTTAATAAAAATAAATGTCAGGAAATGGCAAAAGATATATCTTTATATGTAAAACCGAGCCAAGATATTTTAATTGAGGCTCAATGTGTTAAATATTTAAAGATGTAAGTAGTGTATAAAGTAGTGTATAGATGGTATATTTTTAGGTATAAAAAGGAATAATGTATAAAGTAGTGTAGAAATTTATCAAAACCATAGGGTTTATGGGGGTGTCATTGGTTTGTGGTACCGGATGTCGGGGGTTCAAATCCCCTCAGCCACCCCATCTAAAACCCGCAGAATATAAGGCTTTTCCCCTAGTTTCGGCTAGGGGATTTTTTTTTGTCTTTTTTATTTATACACTACCACCCCCAAAAACAGTATATTGAAGGTATTAAATAAGTGTATAAAAGGTGTATTGATACCTTTGCAGTATTCGGTTTCGTAGGAAAAATAAATTAGTGCTTGCATAATATACCATTTAAATGGTATAAATAGTTATACACTAAATAATAACTTATAAAAACGAGGTAATATGAAAAAAAATTTATTAACATCTAAAGACATAGAATTTATCAAACAATGTATGTTTTATTTTTTAGACGATAGACATACTTCAATGGACACTAAACGTGAATTAAAAAATTATGAATATAAAGTTCATAGTATTGATGAAAAATTATGTGAAATGGAAAACACTATTATTAACCAACTAACGAGGTGAAAATGAAATACGAATTTATAAGCAGTTCAAAAATTAAAAGAGGTAAAAATACATTTGGAAGAATCAGCTATCGTGAAAATGGTGTACGAAAAGTTTTAGATTGTTCCATTGATAATTTAGAACAATATATTTCAAAATTTAAATATGGATTAGATAAACCAACACTCAATGCCTTAACTAAAAAATATTTAGAACACAGACAACAATTAGTTCGTAATAGACAAAATGGTGGATATGAAGGTATTAAATTAAGAACCTATGATACGGATTATAATTGGATCAAAAATCATATTCTTAAACATTGGGGGTCAATGTTAATTGAGGATATTAATGAACGTTTTATTTTAGATACTGTAAAACCATTTCTTAAAAATCCATTAAATTATAAAACCTTTTCTACGGGTAGAAAAATTTATAACCAATTACAAAAGATATTAGATTTTGGAATGGAACGTTCAATAATTAAACCTATTCGCTTTTTTAAATTTACATCAAAGAGTGATGGACGAAATGTTGAACCGAAAACTATTAGACCTATTCCAACAGTAGATGAAGTAAGAAAAATTATATCTATTGTATCACCATATTACCGAGTCTTTTTATTTACACTTGCGACAACGGGTTTACGTGCTGGTGAATGTTTAGGTTTACAATGGGATGATATTAATTTTGCTAAAAAACAAATGACAATAAAACGAACTGTTAGTCTAAAGACGATTGACATTCCAAAAACAGAAAATGGATTTAGAACCATTCCATTACCTGATTACTTAATAGGTATGTTAAAAAAGTTTAAATTAGATATACACAAATATGTCCAGCTATCTCAGCCAACTGATTTTATATTTCCTGATACAAAAGGTAGTTATAAAAATATTGATATTTGTCGTACTAATTCAATTTATTTTGCTAATAAAAAATTAGGTTATAAATTTGATCTACAATCATTCAGACGTTTTTACCGAACGGAAATGGAATTAATATTTGATGAATTAAACCTAAATAAAATGGTTTTGAATTATCGTTTCGGTCATTCTGCAAGAAATGTAGCTGAACAACATTATATTGATAGAAAAAGAGTGAATGATAGTGAAAACGAGTCTGTAAACATCTTGGCTAACAAGATTATTTAGGACGATATATTAGTCGTCCTACCCCCTAAATCGTTGCCTACGGGCTTTATTTTGGCTCGTTATTTTAGTTTTTGTAGCAGATTTCTTACTGTTTCAGAAATTCTATAATATTCTTCTTCAGTTACTTCTTTTGGCAACATTTTTAAATTACTACGTAAATAATTTTGATAATGAACCATTGATTTTGTTAGTAATTTTTTTTCTTCTGTACTAAACATTTAAAAATTATTTAAAATTTCTTCGCAATCATAATGAATGAATTGCCATTTATTATCAATATACCTAAATCCGTGTTTCATTGTTTCTGTATCTAAAAATTCACCACAGACGGGGCAATTTAATTTGTAGTGTTGCATCTTAACTTTTTTAATCACTACTGTTTTTTGTCCTCACAATGTTGTCTGTATTTTATGTAACCGAATATATGAAGTGATGGATTTTTGTCATCGGTTTTTTGCCAGCCGACATCCACCCATTCACAATCATATAATCGTTCATTTCTTTTTTTTTGATGAATAAACTCTACATTATCCCAAGCAAAAAAATTTAAAATTAAACTGATAAATACTGTTTCCATTAAAACGGAATGTCGTCATCAGGTAGTTCAACAGATTCTTTTTTTTGTGGCGATCCATTAGCGGAATCTTTTTTAGGTAAAAACTCAAAATTACCAAAAATAATTGAGGCATTTTTCTTTTTATTACCATCTTTATCTTCATACGTTGATAATTGTAATTCACCATTAAAAACAAGACCCGTACCTTTTTTAAAAAAACCAGCTAAACTTTCAGCCCGTTTTGTATTTAAAATGACACAATCAATCCAGCTAGTCTTTTGGTTTTCTTTACTACCCGTATTTTTTGAACCAATACTAAATTTAAGTATTTTATTTTCAGGATTAGTTTTTGATGTGATTAACTCAGAATCTTGTCCAAGATAACCACTACCATTAATATTCAACATAATATCTCCTATTGGTTAGTTGTTATTTTTATTTCATCCTTCAGCTTTAACACTTGTTGTAAAACATCAGAATCCTCGTCTTTTAACTTTTTGTAAATTGGTGAGAATACTTTTAATAATTTTCCTCCCGCACCCCCTTTACAATCCATTAACTGTTTATAATCATCAGGATATTTTTCTTTAAATTTAGTAAATTGACGTTCATCAATTTCTTTTTGCGGTTCAACCCGATAGCTGTGTCCACCATTACCTTTTGGTTTTTCTTTTAATGGATTATCTAAATCGTGGTCGTTGTATTCTGCTAGTCCTAATATAGACATCAAGCCATATCGTCTTGCATACGATATTGATGCCCCTATGGATTGTAATTTAGAATCACCCGCTTTTTCAGATTCATATAACCGAACACCATCATCACTAATAAATGAACCATCTTTATGTCTTATGGTTGTTTGTAAATAGCTATGTTCGTTAATTAATATTGAACGTTGTGTAAAATATAAATCACATTCATTCAATATTGGTTTAATTTCACTAATTAGGGTCGGTAGTTCAAAATATTGTCCTTTAAAGGCTGATTTTTTTTCACCCTTTATCCCATCAAACAATGAGTGAAACTTACACATTGATTCGTGAATTTTTCCTTCATTTACAGATTCCATATTCTTTTCACCTCTTCTGTAACGTCAGAACCTAAGTCGTACCAAAATTCATTTAGGTCAGGAGGTTCTATTAACTCAGTTAATAAAAACGGATCGTTTACCTTCTTTAGCAAGTTTTGACGACTTAAAGCAATCCGCCTCGCTTTTTCAACATATCCATCCAATGATTCCTGAGATAATAATTCACAGTTATCTTGACTAAATATTTTGAAATCTTTTTCTGTGGCATAAACAATTATTGGTTTCTTTTTTGTTGCCCGACAGTATAATGCTAGTTGCATTATGTCGTTATTGTAAGGTTCTTTAACAACGGGAGGACTATCACATTCAAAATGTTTTTCCTCAAACATAATCTTACATTCACAATCTTGTTCATTTACATACACATCAACTTCATCTTTAGTTTTAAATACTCGTTTTGTTTTAGACCACATTCCATTTTTTAGGATGCGATAAACATTATATCGGTCAGGAACTTCACGAATACGATTCCATTTAGTTTTTAATTCAATGACGTTTTCACGAGTTCTAAAATCTGTATATCCCGTAATGGGAATATCTAATTCAGGTAATTCTAAATTTATAGGTGTTTCTAAATCACATTCACTAACACCTAATTCTGTAAAAGCAAATTGCACGTTATTGTATGTAGGCATAAACCGTTTTTCATATTCATCCGCCTTAAATAAATCTTTAGCATCATACTTATCTCTTCTTTTTCTAAAATCATTAAGTACGTCTTCCATAACGGATTTAAAGGGTAATTTTTTTATATCAATATCTTGAAATAATTGGTGTACGGCTGAACCCGCCCTTGCCATAGGTGATGCTTTTTTTTTCTTTTTTATTTCAGGGTCAAGTAAAAAATAATTAAGCAACCAAGATTGAATAGGTTGTTTGAGTTGAGAAGGGGAAAAATGGTCAAAATCTAAATCAATGTAAATTTGAGGCAGAACGTCTTTAATCTTGGGTTCTGTATCGCAAGGTGTTGAATCTTCGCTATATATTGTGGTTACGTTATTCATATATACCAATAATGGTATAAATATAACAAAACTACAACGATTATCAAGAATAAAATCGTTATTTAATCAAATATGTTTAAAAATTGCCTTAATTACGTAAATTTCTATAACAACGTCTTTTTTTATTTCTGTAATAAAATTATGTGGATTTTCATACGTGTTTTTATCTTCATTTATCCTTTTTATGTAAATGTTGTCGTTATCAACTTTATCAAATATGCCAAAAGCAATAACGTTGTCGTTTTGTACGGCATACTCAATTACAATTTCTTCACCTTCTCCATAACTAGAGTCTTTTTCTATTAATACAAACTCATTTGGTTTTATACGTGGATAAGAACACATACCGGGTACTTTTACAAAATAATAATTGCCATCATTGTCCCATTTACTGTAACGTCTAGGTGTCTTATCTTTTAAGCTAACTCGTTGATCAATAGTCGTTTTACCAATTAAGGGAATACCTTTATTTGTATTTAAACTTTGATTAGCTTCACCAAGTTGCATCCGAACCAATTCGTCTACGGGCATATTAAAAGCCTTAGCTATATTGCTTAATGTTTCTGTACGTAGTCGTCTGACACCTTTTTCTATACGAGATACTTCAGCCTGAGTGCAACCTAATCGTTCAGCTACTTCTCTTTGGGTTAAATTAAAACGTAATCTAAGTTCAGACAATAAAGATTTGTCTTTCATTTTTCACCTCTAATAAGAAATATACCATTTAAGTATATTATTACAAGTAAAAAGAATGTTTTTACATAACAAGCAATAATTTATAGATATAACAGTTTATTATACATAAATAGGTATTAATGGTATAAAATTAATTATAAAGACGAAAAAACTTGCCAAATAAAAAAAATTTCGTTATTTGTTAAATATGAAACTTAAAGATTATTTAAAAGAAAATAAACTAACAGAAGTAAATTTTGCCGAAATGTTAGGGTGTAAACAACCCACAATATCACGATACATTAATCAAAAACGAATTCCAAAAAAACAGATAATGCAAAAAATTAATGAGTTAACTAACGGCAACGTTAATAAAAACGACTTTCAACGGGGTGATGATAGTGGGGAAATCTCAGCGAATTAAAGGCAGTTCTTTTGAACGAGAAATAGTTAATAAACACAAAGACTGGGGTGTTGATGCCAAACGTGTTCCATTATCAGGAGCAACTGACTTCGCCAAACACGATGTAATGATCAGCGGAATTTCCGCAGAATGTAAAATTAGAGCAAACGGATTTAAACAAATTTATGATTGGTTAGCGGAAGAACCTGACGTATTGATTTGTCGTGCCGATAGAAAAGAAACGTTTTATGTATTGCCTGAAAAAACGTGGATGCAGTTTTTAAAATGGTCAAAAATAATTAACGATGGATGAGATACGTGTTTTACCTCCCGAACCCACAGTATTACCTGAAGAAAAATTATTTATCGCCGTACTTAGACAAGCGATTATTGATTACGTTAAGTTTCGTAAACAAAAAGATTATGAATGGTTTTTTTCTGACGATTGTAAAGAAATTTGCCAATGGATTGATGTTTCGCAATCGTGGATCATCAGAATTATTAAGAACATTAAATGAAGAAACACAAAATATTAGATTTATTTTCAGGAATAGGTGGATTTAGTTATGGATTTGAAATGGCTAACCTGGGTGAAACTATTGCATTTGTTGAAAAGGACAAGTTTTGTCAGAAAGTTTTAAGAAAGCATTGGAAGGATGTTCCAATAATAGACGACATAAGGAAAGTTAATGGAAAAGACTTTGGTACAGCAACAATTATTTCAGGAGGATTCCCTTGCCAACCCTTCTCCGTTGCTGGAAAAAGAAAAGGCAAAGATGACGACAGATACTTGTGGGATGAAACTATTAGAGTTGTTGCCGAGTGCAAACCAAGGTGGTTTATTGGAGAAAATGTTGACGGCATTGTTAACATCTTCAATGGTACAATCTTGCGACAGATACAAGAAGATTTGGAAAAAGAGGGTTTCCAAGTCCAATGTCTTGTTATTCCAGCTTCAAGCATCGGTGCTTGGCATCAAAGAAAAAGGGTTTGGATTATCGGACAAAATGTATCCGACTCCATTAAACACGGATTGGAAATACCAGTCATACAATCCAATAACATACAAACTTCCAAAGCAAAAAAAAATGTCTACGGAAGTTTTGAAAAACAACAAACCTGGTGGCAAGCTCAATCCGAACTTTGTGGAGTTCCTAATGGGGTATCCTACGAATTGGACAAAGGTAGAGCCAACAGAATCAAATCACTCGGAAACTCAATCGTGCCACAAATCGCCCAACTTATCGGAGAATCAATTTTGAAAGCTGAAGATGATGAAAAACAAACACATAAACAAATACTTGGCGATTGACGTGTTGGAATTTGTAACTGAACAGTTAAAGAATGGAATGACGTTAAAAGAAGTTGCTGAGAATTGGTTGGATAATTATGAATCTATTAACCTGACTTATGGCAATATTATCAATGCATTAATCCGCCAACATCAAAAGAGTTTTGAAAAGATTAGTAATGGGGAAATGAACCAAATGGGGTCTTATGATTACGATTAAATTAACACCCGAAGTTTATGATAATGCCATTTCACTTGCTCATTTTCGTTATCAAATGAGTCGGGCAAGTAATTTAAAAAATCAAAAACAAGATAAAACACGAACTGAATTAGATATAGAAAAATTAGGGGCTAAAGGTGAATATGCCGTTGCCACATTGTATAACTTAAATCCGCCAATAAGTGGAGGCTGGGATTCAGGTTATGACTTATGGTTTTGTTCAAAATCAATACAAGTTAAAAGTACGTTTCATTCTGATGGACAATTATTATTTAGATCAAAAGAAAAATTTATAGCTGACTTTGCCATCCTGGTCGTACAAGACCAAAGCTGTCCAATGAAAATGACGATAGTGGGGGCAACGAGTAAAGATTATTTTTTCAACAATGCCGTAAAAAAAGATTTAGGAAATGGTGAAGTATACACATTAACTCAGGACAAAATGGCTAAACCGCAAGACTTTTGGAAATATATGATGGAAAAACGTTATGCTTAAAACATTAAGAGTATTATCACTCGGTGCTGGAGTGCAATCAAGTACCTTAGCTTTAATGATTCATAAAGGTGAAATACCTATGGTTGATTGTGCTATCTTTGCTGATACTCAAGCAGAACCGCCTAAAGTTTATGAATGGTTAGAATTTATAAAAAAAACAGTAAGTTATCCCGTGCATATTGTTACGTGGAGAAATTTAGAACAAGATGTATTAGATGCAAGTCAAGGTAAGTATCAAGCATTTACAATTCCTTTTTACACAAAAAACAAAGAAACAGAACAAAAAGGTATGTTGATGCGACAATGTACTGCTGATTATAAAATTAAACCAGTTACAAAAAAAGTAAGAGAGTTACTAGGGTATAAAAAAGGTGAACGAGTAGATTTAAAAGAAGTAAAAGTTGAAATGTTATTAGGTATATCAACAGATGAATTAAGAAGAATGAGAATGAATAGATTACGATATATAGATAATCAATATCCACTTATAAATGATTTTGGTATGTCAAGGCAAGATTGTATAGCTTGGATGAAAGATAATGGTTATCCTATGCCTACAAAATCAGCGTGTTATTTTTGTCCTTTTCACAGCCAATCAGGTTGGAAAGAAATAAAAGAAAATGATCCTAAGTTATTTGAAAAGGCAGTTCAAATGGATAAACAAATTCGTGACCAAGAAAAATATAAAATTAAAAACAAATTTAAAGATGACCTTTATTTACATAGAAGTTGTGAACCCTTAGACAAAGCATTGGAAGATGATGGTCAGTTAGATATGTTTGATGGGTTTGATTCCATTTGTGATGAGGGTATGTGTGGTGTTTAGTTTATTTGTAGAAATAATTGCCGTAGCTACCGCCATCACTTCTATTTATTTGTATGGAAATGGGTGGAAATATTCAGGTTATTTCGGCTTATTTTCACAGTTTTGGTGGGTATTATTCACATATTTGAATGAACATACGACTTTATATGTGTTGTGTTTTTTTATGATCCTAACTCATATTCGCAATATTTTTAAGATGAGGGCTAATAATGAGTAAAGAACCCGTTTACATAAATAAATCTAAATTAAAAGATAAATACGCCATTACACCTAATGCCTTAATACAAAACTCCGCCATTACTCTAGAGGCAAGAGGACTATTAG